CTCGTGTGAGCGGGGGGATGGTAAGAGCGAGGTACGAACAGCGCCACTAAAACGCCGTTCACGGCTTGCCAAAGTTCTGTACCGCAGCCTTCTTCTTCTTATCTGCGGTCTTATTCTTCGCGACGGCCGCGGCGCCTGACCGCGCACCCTCAAGGGCGGCGGCGGCGACGGGGTGGCCGGAAGCGGCAAGGGCGGTCTCGATGGCGGGTAGGAGCGGTAAAGTCTGCCTTATTGCTGCTTTGATCTGGGCGCCGATCATGCGGAAATACTTGCCCGCATCGTTGTAACCGACGGGCACACCAGGCGGCAGCTTGGCGGTGATGTGTGAATACAGCTCCAAAGCGCGTGGGTCATACGGGGCAGACGGGGATGCGAGGGCGAGGTTCTGCAGATCAAATGGTCCCGGCAAACGCTCGATGACGCAGCGCCAGGTGACCTGCAGTGTGGTGTTCTCGCTAAGGCCAGAGAAATATGCACCACAAAGATTTAAGTTGCTGACGTGCGAGGCACAACCAGCAAGTTCGTCTTTGGGGGCAGGGGTCTGCTTGGCATTGGTCGATATCTCACGACCGGCTTTGTATGTGGTCCACGCAGCGTTTGAGGAACTGGATGAGGCATAGACGTAGTCGCGCTTGGCTACTGCAGAAAAGCCCATCTCGCTGCGGTGTTTGGATACCACATACGCGCCTTCCTCGGCATGCCAGGTGCGGGCACCTGGTGTCTGCTTCGCCTCAGCCATGTTGACGGGGGGCATGCGAAAGTTGCGCACGGTACCAATGCGCACTTCGTTCCCGTCGTCGTCAACAGTGTTGATGTCGGAGACCTCACCGGGAGCGCCGATCTCGTATACGGTACAGGCGCCAGCACGATCAAGGGGGGCGGTCGTGTTCACGACCTCGAAACCTGACGCGACGATGCGGTAGGCCTGGAGGTCGGAAGGCGAGCCGGCAACGAGGTAGTCATCGAGCGATAAAAAGGCTCGATTCTCGTTGATGCCCGTGAACGTGTTGTTGCCCGCAGTGACGATAGACGCTTGGAGGCCGTCCATGCGGCTGGCCGTATTGCTGGTGATTAAGAACGTCCCTGGCATGGGGTTGCCCGGTTGCGAGTGTGGGTAGTAAGCCCCAAAAGCGGTCGAAAGATTGGTGGCGCTGTTGGTCTTGGAAAAGTCCACCGGCATGTTGACGATGTTGCAGTCCCAAGAACCGGCGCCGGGGTTGCTAATAACCATCGACTGCTGGGTTCGCACGACAAGCGACGGTTCAGTCTCGATGTCAGGGATGCCATCCAGGTCTGAAATCTCATAATCGTGGAACGGATCCAAGGCACACTTGACCCAAGCGGAACCAGCATGAGAAAGTGCACCATGGGAAGAAAGACTGTCCAGGGGGTCACCACCTTCAATGACCTTTTCGAGTGCCTTGCGTGTGCGAATGTTGGAAACCATGTTTGGCGAGTTGGTAGAATCGGTCGTAACCTTTATAATCCCACCCACCCGCCGACACGAGAAGTGCGCCGCCCACTCCTAACGGAGTGGGCGGCACCCCGCGGCCACGGTGCTTGGCGTTGTCGTTGCCAATGCTTCCATGTCCGCGGGGGTCTGGGCAACCGCGTAGGACTTCGCGAGTTGCTCAACTCTCGCGATGTCCATGCCCAGTCGCTCAGCCACAACCTTCTTCGCCGAGTGCTCGTAAGCATCGTCGAAAGGGTG